TATTTAAAGCTATAATATAAGCTGTATTAGCAACTGCATATGTTTGATCAGCTGTGTTTTGAAAAGCCCCATAACTAGGAGCTGTCATAGAAGGAGCTCCAGTAATTACACTCCAAGGTATTGTAGTACTAGCAGTCATAGGACTAGTACCATTACCATATACATAACCTGTTAAGGTTGTAGCTCCAGTACCACCATTAGGTACTGTTATAGGTAAACTAGTTAAAGCACTAAGAGAGTTATACTGAGCTAAACTTAGATGGTAGTATTGTGATGCAATACCACCCTGTATATTCTGTAGAGCATTATGCTGTCTAGTCTGAATATCTTGTAAGTTAGAACCAGTAAAGTCAATAGAACTCCAAGCAATAGAAGCTTGTTGTACAAGAGCTTGTGATACTTTATAGAACCAATCACGCCATACGAATACGTCAGTGATTGGATTGTTAGGTATTGGTGGGAGTTGTATAGCCATTAGTCTTCCTGTTCAACTTCCCACTTCATTGTTCTACGAGGACCAGCTTTTTCTTTTCTACCAACCATCTTCTCACGTTTCATAACAGTTTCTTGAGTAGGTGATTCTACGTCAATCTGACGAGCCATCCAATTCTTAAAGCCTTCATCTTCTTCTTTACCAGCTTTAATAGCTTGACTTACTTGAGGTACTTGACCTATAGTATAGTCTGTAATATCACTTGTTATCTTTTCACCACTATCCTCTGGGTTATATATAGGTTGACCATTATAAAGTTTACGATTTGCTATGAGTTGAGCTCCAGCAAGTAAGGCAGGGTTAAAAGTTAAAAATGAAGAAACAACAGCCATAGGATCTTTTTCTAAACTTGCTATACCATGTAATGCATGGAATATATGGTAAGGACCAGCACGTCTTACAGTAGCATTTTCATTACCTGTTAAGTATTGAGCAATCATATCTTGTAATGGATAGAGTGCAGCAATAGCTACAGCAATAGCAGCAGCTGTATCCATACCATGTAAAAAGTCTTTTAAACCTGCTTGTCCATGTCTGATAGCTGCAATATCTGCTGCAGTATTCTTTAATGAGTTAACTAAACCGTAGTGGTATCTACTAAAGACAGTAACATTAGGATTTTGTAAGACTTCAGATAAAGCTCTAGAACCCATGACTTTATGAGGTATACGATAGCTAGGCATGTGTCGTTCTACACTTTTAATAGCTTCTTCTCTAGTTAATCCTTCATACATCATCTTTTCATTGATCAGTTGCATATACATCATGTCACGAACTGTCCACATAGCTATATTAGCTTTTTTAGATATAGCTTCATATAACTGAATAGGCTTCATAGCCATACGTTTAGCTAAGCTTTGGAACTCTGGAGTTTGTGAAAACTCTCTATTAGCTTTAGCAAACATCTCTTCAGCAAATGCATTGTTTCTTACTCTAGCAGATAGTAATGAACCACCAAGTCTTAAAGTTTCTCTAAACTCAGCATCTTGAGTAATAACAGATTTAAGAGCAGGCATACCTGTTTTAGCAAATCTATAGATACCTGCTGGTGTTACCCAACCTGATAGACCACGAGCATTAAATAAATGCCAACCCTCATTCATCATGTGAGGTAAAGGGTTAAGCATCATGTTTTTAATTAAAGCACCACTTAAATAAGTAAGTGCATTCATATCATTTACTTTAGCAAAATCTTCTATAATAGATGCAATGTCATCTTTAAAAACATAACCATCAAATTGAGGAACTCTATCTAAATATTTAGGACGTCTAAATCCTTCAGGTATAGATTTACCTTCTGTTTTAAATGCATTTTCTTTAAACCAAGAAGAATCTTTAATATCTTCTAAGAATTTATTAGCTCTAATAAAGTTACGTAATTCTGTTAAACGTTGATATACTACTCCTTGGAAATCTTTTTCATAAGTAAAAGGAGTATTAAGTTCAATTTCAGGTTCATAAGCTTCTTTTATAAAAGCATTTTTAACTGTTTCACCAGGCCTAAATACACCTACCTCACTCATTTTAGCAAAAGGTACAGCTTTACCATTTACCCATTGGTATACAGAACCATCAGAACCTTGTTGTAAAATGATACGTTTACCATTAGGAAGTTCACCAGCAAATACAGAACGAGCCATAGCAGCTCCAGGTTTCCTAGCTATATTAGGATTAAACCCACCAAATTCACCACCACTAATTATATTTAAAGCTTTTTCAAATTTATCTCCTTGTTTAGGGATAAAGATACGTGGAACATTTTCACCTGTTACAGTAGATTCTAAATCAGTAGGTATTGTCCATCCTTTTTGTTGGGCATATTTAATTAAACGTTTACGTTCCATTAATTCTTGATTAGCATACTTCTTAAACAATTCTAATTCATTAGGATCAAGTTCAGCCCTACCTTCGGCATAAGCTCTCCATCTTTGTCTCATAGCAGTATCAACACCCGCTTTAGTAGCAGCTTCATGTCTTGCTCTAGCAATAATCATATCTCTTTCTCCACCTTTATCTAAAGCAAAGAAAGCATCTGCTAACCATGTTTCATTCTCGGCTGCATTTTTAGGTATTTTAGGAACTTCTACATCTGGTTGTGAGACATAAGGATCTTCTTTAACAGCATGATAAGCTTGTCTATTAATGTAATGTTCATAGTCTTTACGAAGTTGTTCTTCTGTAAACACACCTGATTTATCCTGTGCAAATAAATCACCTTGTGGGTCTTGCATTTGTTTCCACTCTTCAAATGATAGACGAGTATGTTCATCTTCATGTTTAAGAATGAACTGTGCATATTCATAAGGAGTCTTAAATGCATTCTCATCTAAACCAGCTTTAACCCATGGCTTATCTTCAAAACGATTAAGGGCTTCATCTAAGTCCATAATGATTTCTTTAGATGAACCATCTTCATTACGATAGTGACGAGCTATAACAGGTTTGCCATCTTTCTGTACAGCTTGATTACCTTCAGCATCTACAATCTTAGCTATTCTAATAGGTACACCAGTCTCTGTTGTTTCAGGTACAGCCCATTTACTTGTCCATTCATTAGCACCCATCTCTTCAGTAGACTGACGAGTTTTAGCAAATTCATCTAATGATCTATTAAATCTAGGTACAATATTACCAACAGTTTTACCTACTACTTCATTTACTTTTCTAGTATATGCAGTAGGTTTAGCAGCTACGGCTGTAAAGCCTGCAGCTTCAGCAATTCTTTGTGCATTAAGGTCTTCACCTGCAATCTTCTCAGAACCAGCTTCAAATAAACCACCTGCAGTACCCATACCAATACGTTGCATTAAAGGTGTAATCTTTTTACCACCTTCTAATACAATATCTTTTAGAGCACCTGGTCTAAATAGAACTAGGTTACCTGATAGTTGACCTGCAAAAGATGTTTCAGGATTAGCTTCTATTTCTTTTTGTCTTGTTTGAGGATCATAACCAATAACTTCTTTAACAGAATCTGGTAACTGATCAAATGCATATTCTACAGCTTTAGCACCACCAATAAATCCTGTAAGACCTCCAGCTACTCCTCCAATTACACCACCTACTGGTCCACCTACAAGAGTACCACCTGTGGCACCAAGCTCAGCGCCCAGAGCCATTGCTGGAGTAGCAGCAATACCAACAGCAGCACTACCCCCAGCACTTTTAGCAAAGGAACGAACTGGACTAATATCGCTTTTAGGCTCGTTAGGAACGTCATTAAGATAGGGATTTGAAGGAGGCCTGGCTAATCCTTTCAAATAAGGATTCTCAGGAGTCTCTTCAGGCTTTGGAGAATCTAAACCCTTAAGATAAGGATTTGATTTAGGAAGTGTATCAAGATCTTTTTCAGAGAAGTTCTTAACATACTTTTGAGTTTCAGCTGGAAGATGTTCCAACCACTTATCACCATGTTTAGCTATGGCTTTTGATACAGCATCAGGCCCAGCATTGTAGGCTGCAGCTGCTTTATTAGGATCTTTGAATGTATCTAGTTGCTTATCAAAATAAGCTTTACCTAGCTTCTTATTATAAGTAGCATCGTTTTTAAATTTGTTTTCATCAAACTCAACACCAGCTAACTTAGCAGCTTCAGGTGCAGTTTTAGGCATGACTTGTGCACTACCTACAGCACCTGCTGAGGATGTTAAAGGATTACCATATTTATCAAACTGATTATCTCCTGATTCAATATTAACAATCTTATTGAAATAGGAATCAGTAGACGAAGATGAGCTTATCCCATCTAGGTAAGGATTAGAATCCATCGTTACTCCTTATTATTTTTTAGCGTTAGCTTTGTTTGGATTTAGCTTAATATAGTCTTCAAACTTAGCATCTGGATGCATCTTAGCCCAGTTAGCTTTAATTTGTTCTAACGCTTCAGGATGTTGGTTAATAGCTTGTACAGCTAAATTAACGTCTTGAGAACTTGGTTTAGAAGCGGTATCTTCTTTAACTTGCGTACTAGCTTCTGTACCTGTTTCTTTATTTCCACCTTTAGGTACTGGCATTTCTTTAAGCTTACCTTCATAACCTTTGATTTCTTCATCAATCTTTTTACGTTGACCATCAAGTGCATTTAAATCCTCCTGTAAGGCAGTTACTTCAGCAATACGAGCTTCTTTAGTAAGCTTGTTACCATACTTGTCTGTTAAGATAGTACCACTTCTTAGACCACTAATTCTGAAGTTAATGTCATCAGCTTTAGCTTCAAGGTCTGAACGATCACGTTGAGCAGATGTAATAATACTAGAAAGTTTACCCTTCATAGCATTAAATTCTCTTAACTCCATGCTCTTATCAAAACGTAGTTGTATAGCCTCTTGACTACGAGCTTGTTGTTGTAGACGTTTATTACCTAAGTCTTCTCTAATTCTGTTAGATTCTTCAGCACGTCTATTACGTCCTGCTTCTTTTAGGTATTCAAGTTCTAGTTTAAGTTTGTTAGCACCAGAGATAGCAGAGTCAGCATATTGTTGAGCTACTTGTTCTCTTAATTGTGGTGGTATTCTTATTAGATCATCAATTGGAATACCAGCAGCATTAAGTTGCATTAAAGCAGTACCCCATGCAGCTTCTTTGTTTGCTGGATCAGCATCAAGATATCCTTGTGCAATCTGTCCTGTTACTTCAAGAACTTTCTTAGCAGAATCCATACGACGTTCTTGAGCCATAGTTCTAGTAGATTCTAAATCTTGTGCAACCTTAAGTTGTTTTTGATATTGAAGTAGTAAACCATTTTGTTTAAATAGTTCTGCTGTTTTATAAGCAGCATTAACTTGATCATTTACTTTAATATAGTCTTGTGTAGCAATTTGAGCTTTTTGAATAGGAGTCCTAACAACTTGTTCGGTTTCCATAGTTGGTTCTGCTGTTTTACCAGGATAACTTTCCATAGTAACAGGTTTAGTCTCATCTATTACAGGTTCTTTCGCACGTTCTTCAGTAGCAGCACCTGTCATAAATGAAGGCATAGGTGTACCATCAGCAGCCTTTACACCTTGTAGTGACATAGCACCTTCAGGCATAACTGCAGGACGACCATCAAATCCTGTACCCATAGTATATCCACCAGGAATAGTTGGTGGAACTTGACTTGTTTTAGTTTTAGTTAGATCATCAATAGCTTGTTTCTTGATAATGTCTTTAGCTGTTTTAAGTTCATCTAACTCTATCTGAGCCTCTTCAGTTTTAAGAACATCCATCTTTTCCCTAGCCATCTTGGCTTGAACTTCGCCAACACTAGGAATGCCATGATACATTGGAATACTTGCCATGTTTTATCCTTTATCCAAAAAAGCTGCCAATTGATGTACCAAGGCCAATAACACCTTGTAACAATTGTTCTTGTCTATTTCTTTCTGCAAGAGACTGATCGTAAGATGCAGTTCTAAATGCATTAGCACCAGCAGCAGGAGATTGTCCTGCACCTGATAATTGTGTTAATTGGTTGTAATAGTTATTAAACCAATTTTGTGCAGTCTCAGCACCGTATTTTTGTAATGAAGCTAAAGTAGCACCAGATTGTGCACCACCTAAAGCAGTTCTACTACGTAGTAATTGTTTAGCACCTTCTTCTTGTGCAAACTTATAACCAGGCATACCATATACTCTATTAGGATCTTTCATTAATTCTGCTAAGTCGGCAGCAGCAGATGCTCTAAATGGAGAGTAAGGATCTGCTTGTAATTGAGCTTGTGTTGGAGAAATACCTCTAGATGCTTTTAAAGCACTATAAATATCATAACCTGATTTAGCGATATCAGCTACTTGTTTAAGCTGACCAAATACACCTGTTTTAGCAGGAATACCTCCAAATTCACCAGCAGCTATACCTGAAGCAATAGATGAAGGAATATATCCTAGAGCTTGTGAAGCAGCACTAGTTAGTCCACCAAGTGTTAATCCACCTGCGGCAGCACTTCCTAAGATACCTGCACCAGCTCCTGTAGCAGCTGCATAACCAGCTAAAGCGGCAGGGGTAGCTCCAACAGCACCCATAAGTGTAGGCCCAATAAGTCCCATACTAGAGGCACTAACTCCAGCTCCTGCGGCAGCACCACCAAGCGCTGATCCACCTAACCCAAAGCCAGCAGGTCCTAAGGCAGCACCTAAAGCTAGACCTGCTATAGGATTGTCTAAGACACTTCCTACAACATCGCCAACAATATTGCCTGCGCTGCTAACAACGTCACTTACAACGTCAGCAACTCCGCCTACTACACTTCCAATTGCACTAACAACTCCACCCATGATTCATCCTTAAATAAATAATGTTATCTTTACAAATAACTTCTTTAAATCCTAAACGTTTAACAAATTGTAGTCCTTTAATATTAGTTTTAATAACTGAAGTAACTACTTCTGAATAGTTTTTAAATAGAGGGTTTAAAATCAAACGTATATACTTACGAAGATTAAATGGTTCTGTTGTTGCTATATGAATTTCATTCTTATAAACAAGAACTGCACCAACTATACCATTTTTATTTTCTATTGGAAAAACTTCAAATTTACTAACTCTTTTACAAAATTCTTCAAAAGAACATTCTCTTGAATCTTTATAACCTTCATATGCTTGTTCTAAAGCTTTATGTTGCTCCTGGGTCAATGTCCATTTCACAAGCTTGCAGTCTAATTGGCTGGTTGTCTGTACAGAAAAATTCATAAGATCTTCGTCTGAAGTTTCCATTTTGATATAGAACACTTCTTGTAGCATTTAGATCAACATTACGGTATTGAGACCAATTTTGATAGTCATCATCTGTATGTCGTACTCGGAGTGTAGCACCAATCTTATCACCTACTATTTCTAACCTACCAATAAACTTACGTTTAGTAGAATTAGCATCTATAAGAGGTGTTCTGATTCTAAATTGGATAGGGCCAACATCATCAGTATAAGTATGCTCACTAATATTATACAACTTTCCGTCGTTATTGTCAAGTGCATATGCTTCATTATTATAAGAAGTAAAGAATACTCCATCTAATATAGTTTCTTGACCATTTACATATGATGTCCAAATAGACCATTGTTTACTTTTAATATCACAAACAAGGGTTAAATCATCATCAAGCAAGTTAAGAACATAGAAATAATGTCCTGATACTTTTAAGCTATAAGCTCTTACATTTTGTAAAGAAGATTGATTTAATATTCTTTCTACAGATACATCTGAAATCTGTACAGGTCTTGTACCGTCTAACATAAGAACTGTTCTACCTGTATTACGTCCTACAGCTACCCATATAACTGTTTGTTGCATTTCTACAACAGAGTTACCATTAGCACATCCAAACTCAATACGGAATGTAGGGTTAGGAAGTAATGGTGATCCTATTGGTTGAGCAGCATCATAGAAAAACTCTGTAGACCACTGACCAAAAGCTAATAAATAGTTAAAGTGTTTAGCTAAAGCTACACCTTTATCAGGTTCTGCTTCTGCAGTAATATAATTTAATGCATCCCATTTAGTAGGATCATTAGGTTCACTATTCCAGATCTTACCATCTTCTGTCATCACAAAAACGTAAGTATCAAAATAAGCTGTTCCTGGTACAATATTACCTGAAGGAAATCCATTTAAAGTACAAGTAGCATATGCTTGCGTACCTGATCCTGGAGCTGCTATAGTAATTGTAGGTGCATTTAAATACCCAGTACCTGCATTAGTAATAACAATATCTGTTACAATACCACCAGAAATACTAGAACTACCTGTAGCTCTATTACCTGCATAAGTTAATGTAGCAGTACCATCTGTTTGAGAGCCACTTGTAAAAGTAGGAGGAGTAGATGCTGTAGTTCCTGCTACAGTTACTGTATATAAATTAGCACCATAAGCTACTTGATCATTAAGATTATAAGCTGTAGTAGCTTGCCACTCAGGACCAAAGGTTACTGTAGGAGCAGATGAATATCCTGTACCACCAACAGTAATACTAATAAAAGCTACACCATCACTTCTAACTCTTGCTAATGTGGTTCCATCATAAGTATACCCATAGTCACCTTTTTGAAAGAATAAATAACCATCATTAAGAGTGTTAGTAAAATAACAAGGAGTTACTGTACCTGTTAAAGTTCCTACTGTAGTTGTAGTGGTTAAGTCAGTACGATAAAGAGTATTATTTAAAGCTGCATATATTCTATTAGCATAAGTATATAAACCTTGTGCTGTACCAGAACCAAAGTCTACACCTGAAGCTATATAACCAGGTCTTTTTTTAGCATATATAGTTCCATTATAGTCTTCTGCATAACAGTTAACCATTTTAGAACCTTTAGTAGTGGTATTATTCCTGAACTCAATACCATAGTTCATAGGAAGTCTTAGGGTTTCTGACATTATTTAAACCTTGTAACTTGAGCTCTCATGTCTGGTTGGAAGAATGTAGAAGTATTTTCAACATCCCAGGCCATTAATCTTTGTTTGTATTGTTCTGCTCTTTGTATAACTCCTGCTAGTCTATCTAAAGGTAGACCATAGTCTGCTGCTAATTCTGATGCTAGACCCCAACGTAATGATTGATACCATTCTGATGGAAAGTCAAATGTTTGGTTAGCTGCAGTAATATCTTGTATAGGACGTTGATAAGTTAGATGTAAATCATAATCAGCTACTGTATCTGAGTTAGGAGTTAAGAAAACCTTAACAGTACCATAGTCTACCCAAGGTTTATAAAATACAGAGTTAATAGTTCCTGTAGAAAATTTAGAACCTAAGATATTATATTCTTGTTCTGAAAGAATAGTCATAGGTAAGTCTACAGGTGGACTTACTGACATATTTCTTAAGAAAGCTTGGATGATTCTTAAAGGCTTATCATTGTTTAAATCATAGGAAGATGAAGGTCCTATAGTATAAGCTGTTTGATTAGTTACTAATGGAAGTGTAAGTTCTTTAACTGTCCAGAATTTAATACCATCTGTCATCCAATCTTTAAGCATCATGTTAAGAACCATGCTTGCATTCTCAATAGCATTAGCAGTAGGTTGTGCTCCCTCTTCAAGAACACCTAATAAACGTAAAGATGATTCAATAACATCATTACGAGTAACACTAAATGTAGTAGTTCCTGAAGTAGCCATATTAGTCCTTTTTAATTCCTAATAATTTTTGTACAGTTTTAGTTTCGTAAATACGAATACAAGTCCAGATAATAGTAAACAAAGCTGCTAATGGAGGTAATATTTGAGCTAATGTTCCTAGTACTGTTACTACTGATACGCCATCAATTATATGCTTGGTAGCATCTGTCAGGTGTTCATGCTGATTCATTTATAAGTCCTTTGGTTCCCAGCCGTAAATAGCTGCTATTTGATTTGTTAAGTTATAGAAGTTTTTGTTATGGAGCTCATATCTTTTACCTTGTAGATATAAAATAAGATGCACCATTTCATGTGCCATAGTCTTTTCTAAAGTTTGTAAATAACTCTGTTTTGCTGTACTGATTGTAATACAGTGTGGTTCAGGTTGGTATTGACCATACATTGCAGGATCATCTACAACTAAAAACTCTATCTCTGAAGGTCTTGGTAATTGATACTTGTTGAATGGTGGTAAGTGTCTTAACATATCATAGACAGCTTTACACGTCTCAACAGTAATCAGGTTCATAGCATTAGTATGGACGTGTGCCAGCTTTATCTATGATGAGTACTTGTTTGCGTGGTTTATCTGCAAATTTATTAGGTATGGATATATGTACCCATGAATCAAACTCTCGAATGAGTTGATCAAATTCAATGTTTGTTTTAAGTATTTCTTTAACAATGTTATCAGGTGTTAAACCTGGTACTTTAATATCAGCAGCACAACCAATGCAATGTTGTGATGTAGGTTTACTACCAATAGCTTTGTTAACTTCTTGAGACCTGTAAGCAGAGTTAACCATAATAGGTCTACCTAATACTTTACGAACATCTTCTAACATTCTAGCTAGTCTAACAAGATTAGCTTTAACATCTTCATTAGGAGTATTATCTAACCCAAGACGTACTGCTGTTTCACTATGTGTTAGTTCTTCTAATGTAAAGTTAGGAGTTAGTTTCATTTCTTTTTAATGTAAAATAAACTACGTTCACCAAATAGATAGAAACCTACAGCACTAGCAAAGTTATCTACTTCATGTGTAGCAATACCATTAAGGTGCATATATGCCCATGTAGATAACACAATAAGACCAATAGCAGGTCTCATAAGTCTTACAATAGCTTCTACCCATGGATAACTAGGATTACCTGCACCTGCTTCATTCATTACTTTAAAGAACTCTAGATCAATACTCTTCATTTGAGCATATTGATCTATAGTAGCAGGTTTAAATTGATCAGGTGCTACAAACTTATTGATTAGGGATTTACCTAAATCAACAGCTAGAGGCCCTAAGGCTGCTAGTAAAGTTATTGGGTCCATCTTATTCTACAGCTGGTGTTTCTTCTACAACTACAGGTTGTTCTACCACTGGTGCATCTGGATCAATCCAAGATGTTGTTTCTTCATTCCATACATATCTACCACCATCAGTAGGATATGGTGTTGGTGCTTCCCATTGTGCATCAGCGTTTAATGTCCATGAAGCATAGGGTTGTGGTGGAATGAAAGCGTCTAGGTCAGCGTCATACTTGTAGCCAATACCAGCGTAGTTCTTTCTGATTTTAGCGTTGTATGATGTTTGAACCCAGCGACCACCTAAAAGGTTAGTGCAGAAAGCAATACCAATCGCTTCGTTCTCTACACCATCTTTATCTGCTGTGTCTTGGTTAGCAACAACAATTACTTGGGTGACCAAGTTCTCATCGTTTAATTGTGCAAAATGTGCCATGTTTTCTCCTGTTAAATTTTATCACCGAGCATTACTGTTCTTAAAGGGATGTTCTGCAAATGCTGCGTATATAAATGTTCCAGCATCATTTGTAACTCCACCTAATCCTCTTAATTTAAAGCCATTAGATAAAAAGTCAAATGGACCAATTCCATTTATTTCTGCATCAGAAGCGTTTGCTCTTAAACCATCTTGTGTAACATTAAATGTGTTGCGTGATGAGTCTAATATTTCCCAAGGTCCTGTACTTGACGACCTTTTTACCATAACAAATTCAGGTCTAAAACCTGTGTATATAAATGGTCCGTCACTAGAAC